AATAAAAGGAATGACCTTGCGGGAATAATCCTCACTGTGTATTAAGTTTCTGAGAATTGTAGTTTCGATTCTTTCCATTACTTATAATGTAAATAAGTGCTCATAATATACTTTGGATTACTGATAGGAGGATTTCCACGATGAGGATACATCCACAAAGGAGGAAATACTAAAAGAGATCCTTTCTTTGGAGTAATCTTTTTATCTCTAAAAACTGTCTCTCCACCTTCCGAAACATCATTCAGATAAAACATAAAAGAGAGAAACCTTCTGGCGGAGGAATAGTCTGCTACATCGACATGTGTATCAAACCTATCCTCACCACCAGTATTATACCTCTTTATTCTGAATTGTTCAAATGCATATGAAGAAGGAAACACTCTGGCATCCACGAACTTGTAGTATTCCTTTTGATACTTCTGAACTTTTTTGATTACACTATTGTGAACCTTTTTGAGTTCATCGGTAAAATTACAGTTCTCTGTAAGATTGAATTGAGTAAAATTTGGTCTACCCTCATTCTCAATTACTTCATGATGTTCTGATTCTTCATCAAAAACTTTTATTAGAAAATCACATGTCTTTTCATCCAACACACCATCATAAACGTGAATAAGATCACCAAGATCAACCATAACTGAATTCTTCTTTTGCAATAGAATCCAGTTTCTCCATTACTTCTGGAGTGAAATAGGTTTCGGGGTCTTTGAGAATTGCCTTAGCATAGACTTTTTTTCCGTCCATTTCATACCGACCTGCGACATTCTTCCAAAGTCCACCGATCTCACCGAGTTCAAGAAGACCATAATAACGATCAAGACCACGCTCGTCGTAATAAAGACGTATCGTAACATCTTGGTTCTCCTTGCTTAAACGTGACTTAGCAGTCTTTGCCTTGATAAGATTTCCGATGATTTCTGTTCCATCTTTCTCCTTCTTCTTTGAGAGATGGATGATAGTAGAAGCAGCATACTTAAGACCAGAACCGCCTCCCATCTCCTTTGTAGGAACATAAGCGCCAATGACATCGTAGGTGTGGTTAGTAACAATCATGGGAATGTTTGCCTGACCCAACTTGAGAGTGAGCATACGGAACGCACCTTTGATCAGTTGGGATTTGGTCATGTCCCGAACTTGCTTGTCGTTGAGTGCGTCGGTAATCTCTTTCTCAGTGGAAAGCATACCTAAGGAGTCTAGCACAAACATGCAGGGTTTGCGCTCATCTACAGGTTTTTTTAGGTATAGGTCTACTGCTTTGAGTGCCTTGCTACGGAACTCCTCAACAGTAACTACGTTCACGACTACAAGACGGTTTAGGTCAATTCCCCTAGAATCAAGTAGTGATTTGTTGACAGCAGCCTCAGTATCAAAGTAGAGACAATAACCATCGGGGTTAGAATCAAGAAAATTCTTAACCACAGCGAGAGAAAAGAAAGTCTTTCCAGTAGAAGACTCTCCAGCAATAGCAGTAATCTTATTGCCAGATACACCACCAAATAGGCTACCTGAAACCAGTGCATTAAAAATGTACGAACCTGTATCCACATATGTTTCGGTCTCGTCAATGTCCGCCGCGAGTTTGGTGTAGTCGTCACCAATCTCTTTTACAATATCCTTTAAAAAATCCATTACTTTCTCCACTCTGGTCTAATATAAGAATAATTTAGATAGTCCCAAAAGACATTTTCATAATCTTCGAGGTCAAATTCTAGATCTGTTCCATCATACAACATCAATTCTCTCCAATGCATAAAACATCTTTTAAAGAGTTTCATTATCCAAAAAACAGTTCAAGGTTTACAGTTTTCTCAACATTCCACCCAATCGCATCCAAAATAGACTTGAGTGGTTCTACAAAACTCTTTTCAAATTGTAAGTCATAGTCAATGTACTTGTCAAGACCGAGTTCTGTTGGGAAGTCTTGAATGAAAGAGATTACATTCTCCTGAATGATATTCGGTTTTTTCAGATAGAGAAACTTAATTTTTTCCCCATTATTGATAAGTGAATATTTATTGGTCAGTTTCTTCTCCTTGATATAGTGATTGAAGAGAAGTGCTCCACGACAATGAATAGGAGTTCCTTTGATGTAAATGTCAGCATTAGATCTGTACTTCACAACGTCAGATACAGAGCGTGGGAACGCAATCTCTTCTGGTGGAAGTTCTTTGAATTCCTTACGACATTTATCAATAAATTCAATCACATCATCCTCAGTCCCGTTCATCATTAGTTTGAGACCATCTTTAATCATCTTGCGACAAGGTGCAGGAGTAGAAGACTTGACTGCTTCAATTCCCATCATTTTCAGTTTGGGTTCTGAGTATTGAACACCCTCACTGTTCCACACGTTGAGAATATATCGCTTCTTCGCAGTCCAAATGCCACGTTCTGCAATATTCTCACGCTTCATAATCATTTTTTGTTCATATGCCGAAACGTAATCCGCAAGGTTCTGATAAGATTGTTCGATGAATGGTTCCAACTTGTCTTGACAGATCTTATCAAGTAGAGCAACAACCTTTGTTTTATCGTCAGACTTATTACTAAGAAATTTATCAACAAGAGGTCCCATATTAAGATAGATTGAGTCAGTGTCAGATGCGATGACATAATCTTCGCCTTCTGTTTGCAAAATCTTATTTAGATATCCATTCATTCGGTTCTCAATCCAACGGATGGAGACTTGTCCAGATAATGTGATGGCTTCTGCGTTTGCAAGTTTGTAATAACGAAAGTATTGATTACCAATAGCACCATAAGCACTATTGAGTTGGATCTTCCTAGCCATCTGAATGTTGTTACATCTGGCAATCTCTTTTTCAAGTGCTTTGGTAGGAGTCTTTTCATAATCTTGTTTAGCAGCAAGCATCTTCTTTTTGTAGATGGTGCGATCCTTATAGATCTTCTCCATCAGTTCTGGGAGGAAACCACGGACATCTTTTCGGTACATGGCACCATTGGCACATACCGCATTGTCCTTATACATCTCAAATGTCAGGTCCTCATTCAGGATTTTCTCAACAGTTGCGCTGGGATGTCTTTCCTCACGGAGGGTCTCTGGTGAGATGTTGTACTGCATAATGAGATGAGGATAAAGAGAGTTGAGGTCAAAAGACACAACCCAATCATACTTTCCAGGAATCGGTTCCTTGACGTATGCTCCTGCATATTTTGAGTCCTTGTCTGAACGTTCTTTGGGAGGAATGACTATGTTTCTTTTCTTCAAATAATTGAAGATGATTGTATCCCACATCCTAACTTGGGAGGATACATCGGCATAGTTTGCTTTTGCGTCATATGCCATCGTGACTGCCAACTCAATGAGTTTCATCTTGTCTTCCATTCGGTCAACAAGTTCCACGTCAATGATGTTATATTCTACAAACTTTTGCCAACCATTAGTATAGAAGTCTTTAAAGGTATCAAACTCAGAGTGGTCTAGTTTCTTCTGTCCAAGTTCCACACTAGCTATGTAGTCTAGACGATAGGACTCTTGTGCTTTATATGTAAACTTTTTATAAAGGTTAAGATAATCAAGTTGAGTAATACCACCAACATCATACGCAATGTGTTTGCGACCAGCAATAAAGATTTCACGTTCAGTCACAAGACCCCAAGGAGAAAGTCGTTTCATCAACTTCTCACCAAGAATCCTCTCAATACGCCGCACAAGATACGGCATATCATATAGTTCACTATTCCATCCAGTCACAACCTCTGGGATGTTTTGTTCTTCCATCCACCAGTTAATGAAGGAACTCAGAAGTTCATACTCGGTTCTGAAACCTTTGTAGATGACATTCTCCTGCTTATTCTTAAAGGGACCACGCCCCCAGGTGCGAATCTGCTTTGTCGAATAATCTTGAATGGTAATGAGAAGGACTTCCTCTGCGGCAGATTCTACATCAGGGAATCCATTCTCGGATGCAACCTCAATGTCAATAGTAGAGATTTTGATCTTGTTGGTGTCAAACTTAATCTCTTCCTCTGGATACATTTTAGAAATGTATTGGTAGATGTATCCAGTGTTTCCATAGATCTTAAAGTTATCTACGCCCTCATACTTCTTGATAAACTCACGACATTCTCTCACCGTTCCTGGTTTCACTGGTTCAACAGGTTCACCAGTCAGAGTTTTATATTTGGTTTCTCTTTTAGAAGGGACAAAAAGAGTCGGGTAGAACTTCTCCTTAGTCATGAAATGGCGACCATTCTCATAACCACGGACTAGGAAGTTGTCCCCGACCATTTGGACGTTTGTATAAAAGCGCATCAGGCAATCATCTCAAAATATTTGGAAAGCAAATCAGGTGTTGGGTCTACAAGAGTAAGGATACTCTCGGAACTAATCATGTAATCAGTTTGTGGAGAAAAGTCAATCCAAGGTTCCAATACATAAGAATCACTTGTTGCCTTTACCATCCGAAAAGGTTTAGTAAGTTTACAGTCTGGTTCTCCAATATCAGCACCGACTTCTACAATTTCAGTGATCAACACTGTGTCATTCTTCAGTAAAAGACACTTCACTATTTGTTCCATTTACTTTTTCCTCATACAATTTTTTAATTTCGCCAGCAGGTTCCACAACAGTAACCAACCAATCTGGTCTAACTGGAATCTCAGTGTCATTTGTAAACATAATCCAAGGAGTAAAAGTCACCCCAATAGAATCATCTTCTGCTTGTTCTGTAAGATATACAGATTCCGTAAGACTAAGTTTATGGGGATTTTTAAACAAGTACCCACAAATCTTATCATCAGAAATAAGTTCTTTAACATCTGCAATGATTGTCTCACCAGATTTTAATAGCGCAAGTTGTACCGACATTTACAAGATTTTTCTCCAATTATTCTATCAATAGAAAGGGGAGGTGTCAACTGGATTGTGCCAGTCACCTCCCCGTCTGCGCCGACGATATTCAGTTTTATTTATCAGGACGTATCAGGGCAGAACGGCGGCGATCGTTCCCCCGAAGAAAAGAGTCATTACTGTGCCAAATGCTAAGGCGGCGGTGGTAAAGTGCATCGTCTCCTCCATAGGTCTAAATTATATAGTCATTATGTATCATAGTGATACAAAAGTCTGTAATCGTTGCTACTGATTTCTACTCAATTGTATTGATTTAAAGATAGTCTTTACGAGAATGATGCTCTGGGACTATTTTCCCAAGTATGATCCGTAGAAGTCCGTCTTCGAATACAACGTCCCTAACTTCTGTGTCGTCGGATAAAGTCCACGCTCGTTGAAAACTTCTGCTAGCCAATCCCTTGTGGATAAACGTTCTCTCCGATTCTGTGTCTTCCTTTTGTCCTTCGACAAAAAGTTTTCCATACTCCGTGTATACATTAACCTCTCCTTTCTTAAACCCTGCTAATGCAATTTCCAAATGAGATTCCACATTATTTATTTGAATCAGGTTATAAGGTGGATAGTTTTTTGTCGTTTCATGAAGATTAAACAGACGATCAAAGTATTCGTCCATTCCAATACTGTTTCTCGTAATCCTATCCATCAGGGCAGGAAGATCCGCAGCAGTATACCTTGCGAGGTTGTTCATTATTGTAGCTCCTTATAAAAGCGAGTTTGTGTTGTGTGGACCCTTACGGCATCCACTACTAATTATACAAGAAAGCATAAAAAAGGGGGTGTGGAACCCCCTACAAAATTATTCGGTTTCTTCTACTCGTTTCTTCTTGGACCCAATATTATACTTGGTTTCCAGAATCCAGTCTTGCTTATCTTTATATGCAAGGACCTTGATTTGATTCAGAGGAGCAATATCCTGAATCTTAGTGACATCAACAATACCAATTAGACCCCAGTCAGCAAGCAACTGAGCGATACGATTGCGTCGTTGGACATCATTCACCGTCAGGTTTGCGTGCTTACCGTCAAGGGCAAACAATTCCTTAAAGTGAACCAGATAATACCTTCCTTGCTTGTGGAGAATATGGCAGGACTGGTAAATCTTCTTTTCTTTTCTTGAAGCAACTCCGATACGGGTCAGAGTTTCACGCACTTTCAAAAAGTCATCGGGTTCATTGAGAACCACTTCAACCATTTGTTCGGGCGACCACTTCACTTCGGGTTCTTGAACCACACTCATTTTTTTCCTCCAGTATCAAATTTCGATTTAATAAAAGTAAGTTGTTCTTCTGTAAGAATCCTCAAAGCTTGTTTTGCCTTCTCATTACTATAACCATAATAACGTTTGACATAATCAAGGTCTTTGATTTTATCTTGTCGGAGCCAGGGAGAAAATCTCTTCTTTTTCCTCAGACTATTTAGATAAAAATCATATTGCAACTTTTTGGGGAGAAAATGATACTGGTTTAGTTCATTCGCAAACATTACAGCATCAAGGTGTCCAGAGAAACAACGGTTGATGATATAGGGAGGATATTCCTTCTCAAGTGAAGGGTCTTCATCAATCAGATTCTTCTTGGTCTGATTGATCGAGTTTAACCAGTCCTTCAATTCCATAATTAAAAAGTAGTAGTTCTTTGCGTTTCTTTTGCTCTCGCATATATTCACCCACAGAACGCATTGTGTAGGTAAGGTCAAACTCGGCAGCGTTCCATTTAGGATCAGTAAATCGGTCTCTAACAAGTTGGTCAGAGTTATAACTAATCAACTGATCAAGACTACAAGCAGAGCAGTCAGCAGCAAACCTATCGTGA